TTTCGCGTGGTTCTAACCATGCAAAGTTGGTTTGGAATTTCCGTCATATCTCCCAAGGAGTTCTCCTTGGCTGGTATAGTCTTCGTCATGTGAATAACATGATTCGGACTTCCGGCCTTTCGGCTGGTGATGAAGCTCTGCTCGTTATGGGCCTCCAACAGGAGGTTCCAGCCTTACGGGGACTCGTCCTCGTAAGAAATGAGCAGGGATTCCTTTCTCTCAATCGTGAGAGTTAGGTAACAGTTGATGCATTAATAAGTGGGGGTACTGAAGTTGTCCAAATTTCTCCGCAACCTTGCGAAGGGTCTCCGGACGCTTCAGGAATTTCTCCCACTTATGAGAGCGGTGACGAAGCGCGACCTCACGGTCGTGACTTTAGTCATCGGTCTTATTGCATCGATTGTAACTCCCGTTGTTGTGGGTAATGCCCCAAGCAATGGAAACTCGGTTGATGCCAATCTTGGCATCAACGGGGTGTGATCACCCCCACCCGTAAGGGTGCGTGTCCTCGATGGAGAATACCATGATCCGCCCTCCTGGGGATATTTCCCATATTGAATCATTTGACACCAACGTACGCACGATACGTGCGTACAATGGTTCCGTTGCTATTGCGAACTACGCGGTGCAAGTCTTAGACGATTTGCGTCCGTATTATCCGTATGGCAACATATCAATGATCGGAGGAAAACTTTGGCGTTATCCAACGATGTATAAGCATTTCTCACGCGTGTCTACCGGTACACAAGGCTACGCTAAAAACGTACTGAGTGACGGTAGATACAGTGAGGTAACTTATACACACGTGAATGGCGCTTCAGTTGCTCTGTTGCAGCTTCATTACGACCTCGAATTAGGGGGCGTGGAGAAGTACAATGTTACGAGCGCGGCGAAGGTAAAGGCCCTCAACGCTATTGGCGATGCTAAAGCCAATCTCGGAGAGGACCTTGCCACTTATCTTCAGACAGTGAGAATGTTCAAGAGCAAAGTAACGCTCTTGCGTTCTCTCCTGCACGCATTTAAGAAGGGCAAACTTGGCAAGTATATTAACCGTTCCGCTCGAGATCTCTTGCGGAACGGGGATAAAATTGCCGCGAATGCTTACCTTGAATACGTGTATGGATGGAAACCTTTGGTTTCCGACATATATGAGATATACCAGATGCTCAAGCGGTACAGTAGCGGGTCTAATCCCGTGATCATTCATGGTCACGGGGGTCAGACCCAGTCTTCTAATAACGCTTGGGAGCACATAACGGTGGCGTCGTCCGTTTGGGCGACGGCATCGGTTAGCGAAAATTATCATGGTTCGTGCGACCTTTACGGTCGTATTGACCCTGACTATCTCGCTTTCCGCGTGCTGAACCAGCTGGGGCTTTTGAATCCGGCAGCGTTGGCGTGGGAACTAACTCCTTGGAGTTTTGTTGTCGATTGGCTTTTGCCAATCGGCCCTGTTTTGCAGGCCTTATCCGCGCCTATCGGAGTCAACTTCATTTCAGGTAGTGTCTCGACTCGTTTGTCGAGAACAATTGAGGGCGATTATCACGTTTCCGTGAAAGCCAGCAATGCCGTGTCATTTATAGATAGACCCGGCCGCTTTAAGGTGGTGGATGAGTTCTACGAACGAGCTGTGCTCACTTCGTGGCCCTTTCCGACGCCTTATCTCAACCTGAATCCACTTTCGGGTGACCGATCTTATAAGGCTCTCGCCTTACTGATTAGTAACTTACGGAAGTGACAGGACTACTTTACGTCAGATCACTGACTTCCTCCACATACATGGGAGTACTATAAGATGTCCGCACGCGGAAATCTTGTCATCAATGACCGTGCCACCACCCCGGTGGCTCATACCTATACGCCTGACGGCGACGACAAGAATGGAGTGCATTTGTATTCCGAAAAGGGATCTGTCCCTGCCGGCAATGCGAAGTATTCCATCGGTCTTCGTCAGACTGGCGGTAGATACCGGGGGAGCATTCGTTTGGCCATCCCTGTTGTTCAGACCCAAACAATTAATGGGGTCTCTACTCCTGTGGTTGTGCGAACGTCGTACATGGAAGTTAACACTTCCTTTGATCCGCTCAGTGCTACGCAAGAGCGCGCCGATGCTGTTGGCCTAATGGTCAACTCACTCGCCGCCGCCCAAGCGCAGATCAATGATCTGATCGTGAATCTTTCCGATATTTACTAACGGAAAGGCTCAGTACTTCGTTCAACCATCCATAGGAGGTTTCGACATGCGAAGCATGCGAAAGAACAACAAGACCGTTACGCATCGTGCAATGAAAATGAAAGATCAAAACACGATGCTAGCGGCTTCGGTCATCGAGCTGATCCATACTATTCCGGATCGGTTACTTGACGGCTCTTATGCTACCACTTATCTTCAAACTGAGTTCAAGTCGAAATATAATGACTGTGAACCTGGTTCAAGTGATAGGCGGCGGACGGCAGCAATCCTTAAATGGAAAGCTGTCGAAGAGCGTAATCATGTCTTTAGTCAGGAATTTCTGATTCGAGACCCGGGGTTTAATATATTACCTCGGATTCCCATGATTACATTTGTCAAGTTTGCTCGGCGGCTAGTTGCTGAAGTCCTCGGAGAGTTAACCGACACTATCGTGCTCGGTTCATTCTCTGGGGGCGCCAGTACTAGCAGAACACGGCGTACCAGTGAGAAATCTGGTAAATTTGTGGGAATGGCCGACATAACTGAGTCAGCATTGCCCTTCATAGATGTGATCCATCGTGAAGCTCCATTGCTGAAGCAATACGGTTCTTTCTTCTTCCTCAGGGAGGTTGAAGGTGCCGTGTTGTTCACTGTTCCAAAGAACGCTGATATTGATCGCTGCGCTTGTAAAGAGCCAGATATCAATATGTTTCTCCAAAAAGGTGTTGGCAATCATATTCGCCGACGCCTTCTTCGCTTCGGACAGAATTTAAACGATCAGGGCATAAACAGGTTGCTAGCGCGCGAGGGTTCCTTAACGGGATCTCTCGCGACTATCGATTTGTCGTCTGCTTCTGACACGATAAATACTGTCGTTGTCGAGTCACTGCTGCCTTCGGATTGGTTCGAATACCTTAACAGTATTCGTTCCCCGGTGGTATCAGTTGATGGGGAGACGTTCAGAACTGCGATGTTTTCATCGATGGGAAATGGTTTTACCTTCGAACTTGAGAGTTTACTCTTTTGGTCGTTGATGAAGTCCGTTTCCTATTTTCGTGGAAATCGCGGAGCTGTCTCCGTCTATGGTGACGATCTCATAGTTCCAGCTATGGATTATGAGTCATACCTTTGGGTATTGGCCAAATTCGGCTTTATACCTAATGCAAAGAAGTCGTTCGGAACAGGGTCCTTTCGAGAATCCTGTGGCGGACACTACTTTGCTGGCGAGGACGTTACACCCTTCTACCTGAAGAAACCTCCGTCGTTAGTTACAGACCTTATTCGGGTTTGTAATCAGCTTAGAAGGTGGGCTTTCGCCTACCTTCCACGGAGGTTTGAACATACCGGCGTCTATCCTTTATGGATAGAACTTGCTGAGCATGTTCCTCAGATGTTTTGGGGTGGTCATGATGTTAGTCTTGATACCAAGCTAGTTAGCCCACCGTTAGGAGATTGGAGATTAGTTCGTGTCTCCAAGCCGAAACGATTGGGCGAATTGGGCAGGTACCTTGACTGGCACTGTGATAATTGGAACCGCGTGTTAGCAAATGAGATAATAAACGTCTCATTTCCTCCTGCAGAAACAAGTATTGTCTGCAGGCGGAAGCGCGGAAACAGTGCATACTACCGTGTCGATGAGTTCTATGAGGAACTCATTCCCACGCAATTCTAGGGTTGTACCCTAGGGGTTTCGAGAAG